CCGTCATCCATTTGCACCTGAAACAACAATTCACCGCTATCATTCTTTGAGATTGATAGCACCTTACCTTTACAAATTTGCATGATCATCCTCGCTTTTCTACTTGTGATTTAGGGATAGGATTTATAGCCTTATCCGTTGCGTTTTGGGGATAATCTTGCTTGACTTGCTTGGGATAGAATAGAGGCAATCGCCTATTACTACCTCTCTCAAAATGTAGATCGATTGAGCCTTCTTGGATACCTGAAGGTGAGAGGCTGATCTTGTATTCAAGTTTGTTTATATACCCCGTAAAGCCGTTGAATGAGAACCACTGACCGATTGTTAAAGCTTGAGTAAATGACAAGGCAAGCTTGATAACCCCCGTACTATAATATGCACCATCACCATGTAAACAAAAGCCTAATTCAGTAAGTTTAGCTGATACTTGGGGGGATGGATCTTCAACATAGAAATTAGTGATAACCTTGTGAGATATACCGAATTGTTCAGCGTCATCCTCATTCATGATCAAGTGATTTAGGCTCTCAGCTAAGGAAAAGGTAACACTAGAATTACTCTCACTCACTCCATTATAAACTGAGATTGTATTGATTTGATCATCATCTAAATCATAAGCAATGGATAGCACTTGATGAGGTGGTATCTCTAGGTATTCAATCTTTGATCTATCGCTACTATCCTCAGTGAATGTCTTTTCTACCACTGGACGCGAGATGATACGAGTATCACGGACTTTCTCAAGGGATTTTTGAGAGATATTAAATTGAGGTGGTAAAGGCTTGTACCTAAAAACAATCGTAGGTACTGCCCCCAAAGACTTGTAAAGTACCTTCTTCGCTTGATCTATTTTGTAGTCATCTTGGTAGGGTACAAGTAAGAAGAAAAACTCTACTAATTCCGGCGTTTGTTGGAATATCGTCATAAATTTTTGAAGAGTTAAAATCTTGTCATTTGGATTGACTAAACCTTGCTTTAGGATAGAGTAAACCTTATTACTTGCATTTGAATACTGAGCAAGTTGGGGGAGATGATAACCTTGTACCCCATCGCATACATTGATCAGATCAGATACTTTTAAACCTTGTTCGAAGAGGGAAACGGGGATTTTGGCAAAAGAGAATTGATCAAGAGTATATTGTAGGATTTTACTTAAATCATTCTCTTGTCTGAGGTATGCACCATAATCAGCTAATTTTTCACTTGTGATTGATCCAAAGATACGAGTCGTATTTGAATGGATAATCTCCGCATTGAGCATTCTAGTGAAGATACTATCACAACCTATTCTACAAGTACTTATCTCAAGCCCCATATCATCATAGATTGTATCCACCGAGATACTATCAATGAAGCCCCAATAGACAAGCTGATCCATGTATTTGATCGTAATTTGCTTGCCCTTTAAAATGATTGCCTTGTTACCGATCAAATCGATTGATTGACTAAATGATATGTCCGTAACAAGTGAAGAGATATCAAGCCGTTCAAGGCCTAGAATTTCAAGTTTAATCATAGCTTGCTACCTTCCCCCGCTTTACGGTTTTCTTGCTTTACTTTTGTTGTCTCGCTCTTAAATGGATTACTAAAGCCACTAAAACTAAATTTCTCAGTGAGTTTTTCCACCGCTTCAATCGTTTTATTCATAGCCCCCGCAAGTGTATTTACCCCCTTAGAAAGTACGGTAAGACCTACACTTAAAGCTTGTGCTGCCGTCTCCCCCGTCTTGCCTAAAGCCTCATAGTCTTGTTGTGTAGATATATTCGTTCTTCTTACTCTTGTATCAGCTTGGATAGCTTGGATAATTGAGCCAGCATTACCTAAAGCTGAATTAATAATTTGCATTTCAGCACTTGCTTGAGCTGATGATATTCCACCTCTTCCAATCGCACTAAAATCACCTTTACCTTTACCTAGTATGAGAGGCAATTCTTTGAATGCGTCCATTAGATCAGAGGGGAGGGATTGCCCCATGAAGTTGTATCTTGATAGTTGTAATTGTTGGGATAAACTTAAATCTGGACGAGCCTTAATCACATCAGCTTGTTGTTGTGCAAGTAGTAAACTTGCTTGTTGAGTGGATAACTTACGATTGAATGTCTCAATAGGATCAGAGGCAATAATCCCTTTCTTTAGAGCATCCTCTTTTTGAATATCACTGATTGTTTGAAGTAGACTTGTGCCTTTACTAGTAGCATCGTTAATTCTCTTTAACAATTCCGTTGTATTAGTACTTGCAAGCGATAAATCCCCACTCATCATTCTTTGAGATAGCATGCCTTGAATGGATGATAATCCCGCTCTTCGTTGCTCTGGTGATAAATCTTGACCCATTAGCGAGGTAGCCAAAGATACGCCTAAATTTGATTGCTTGCCTAGTGTATCACCTAGCTTTTGTATACTAGCGACAAGCCCCGCCCCTAGTCCCCTTTGCTCGCTTGCGATTGCTTGATCAACACTTAAAGCCCCACCACTCATAGCGATTGCTTTTTGAATAGAGAAGGCTTCCCCTGATTTATACCCTCTTCCCGCAAATCCTTGTATACCACTACCACCTAAACCTTTTAGATCAGCAAGGCTAGAACTATAACCAGCTACTTGGTCACCCGCTCCCATTAAAGTTGAGAATTGACTAGCTAAGAGGTTACCTATACCAAAAGGGATAGCTGATAATTGACCAGCAAATCCATTGCTTAGTCCACCTACTTGTCCCGCTCTTGCCATAATCTGAGATATTTTTTGTTCAAGTTGTTGTAGGTTTTGCCCACCATCCTTGTCAGCTTTCTCAGCCTTTACTTGTGCTTGACCTTGTGCCGTTGCTTGCTTGGTAGCCTCAGCACTGGCCGTATTACTTGCGACAAGCTTTTGATTTATCTCTATGAGTTGTTTAAGTACCGCTGAGAGATTATTCATAGCGGTGATAATACCCGTTGATCCAGTAGCTTGTGGTGTGCTAGTAGGTGGTGCAACGGTTGGTTGTGCTAGTGGTGGCTCAGTGAGTTGTGGTTGAGCTACCCCCATAGGCATATTATTGATTGTAGGTTGCGAGGTAATCACTTAAATCTTCTCCTCTTGCTAGAGCTTGCTCCATCATGTCTATCTCGCTAATCCCCGTCATAGCGATACCGTCTTGGATTTGGATTTTAGCATAAAGATGGGGGAAAGCTTGCTCAAATGTTTCTTGTGTGCAATGGAGCATAGCAAGCTCTAAATTTTCCCATGAATAATAGTTTTCAATTGAGAGGTGGTATTTAATTCGATCTGGTAATAAACTTTGTAGTAATGGAAATTCGCCTTTGTCCCTTAGCTTCTTGACCCTCTTTGGTGCTTGCTCCAAAAAAAAGAGATTCATGCTCGACCAATGTATTCAAAATCTGAATGAGTAATTGATTATCTTGACCAATCCATTCAGTTAGCCACTCTGGTGGATCTTTGAGTTGAACTAGACAACGAGCAAGACCTTGTAGGCGGTATTTTTCCTCAGTAGGCAAGTTTTCAAAGACTACCCCCATGCACAAGGATTGAAGTACCCTATTCATAGCTAGACGGCTTTCGGTATCCATTACACAAGAGAGAAGATCAGCTCTAAATTGCTTGCCTGTTGGGGCTACATATTCAATAGAAAAGCTCTCTTCTCTACTCACTAAATCTTCTTCTTTTTTCTCTACTAAAGACTCAGCATCAGCCTTGATCTTTCTCAGATCAATTGTTTCTTTCTTTGTCATGTTTTGATCCTTTCAAAATATATAAAAAGATATATCAAAACATTTAGTTTTTATCCTAAAAATTAAACTCAATACTAAATTTGAACATTCAGATCATTAATTGTTCAAAAACAAGCTTTTTTGAACAATAGCTAGATTAACCGAGTTGTTCGGTATCCTTGATTTCGATCAGCTTCAAGGCTTGGAAGTTAATGTTTGTTGCCATGAGAGTTTGACGATTGACGGTAAAACTTTGGCTTTCTGGCTTACAACCTTTGATCAAATATCTTGACTTTTGCCCAGCACCAAAATCAGCTGAATCAGCTAATTCTAAATCAATGCCTTGAGTGAAGAAATTGACTACATCAACGGTTCTTTGTTGATTTGTAGCGGTAGCGAGGTGGCTAGGGACTAAACCTTGTGATGCTGATCCACCATCTGGAACTACTCTCATAAAGCCTACTTGACAAGATACTGTTCTACCTACTGGTTCAATATCATAGCTATCAATAGATCCTAAAACATCCACTCTTTGAAGAGTATATGTTTCGGTAACGGTGATGTTTGTGCAATAGCCGATTGCCTTACCATCTTTTTTTACAATTGCGGATGCACCGCTGATTACTCTAGGTTGTACCATGACTAAATTCTCCCAACATTAGCGGTGAATGTGATGAAATTGAGAGGCTCAACACCTGCTACTGAGTACACTACACTAAGAACATCACCTGATTGACGGACTACAACATCTTTGAAATCAAGGATTAGTCCGCTATCTCTTTGAAAGCTCAAGCGATTGATTGTAAGCCGTTGAACATTGTCTTTTTGTGCAACGGTTGATTTACTACCAATTTCAGTATCAAGGAAGAGTCTTAAATCTCTAATGCTAAGGTTAATGCTTTCATTCGCTGAAACCTCAGTATAGAATGGATTGTTGTCCTTCAACCACGTTGTGATTGATCGTTCTACCTTGAGGCCACGATCTTGACCGTTCAAAACTACAATACCTTTTTGGATTGCAAGGCTAGCGTCTGACTCAGCATTAAAGGCTTGAACGGTATCAAAAATCTTAGGTTGTTTTCTTGTGAGAGGGGTAGCAACACCTAGTGAAGCTTGAAGGCAAGCCATAAAGAAAGCTAAGGCTTTAGGTGCTAAAGTCTTTTTCTCACCATTGATTAACACGATAGGGGATTGACCTACTACGGCACAATTACGGTCATTCAAAACTTTTACATATTGAGCATTGATCTGGCTAAGTGTTAAATTTGCACTTGTACCGATCCATGCATTTCGTTCAAGTCCAGCTTCAACGGAAGCCTTTACACAATGTTCTTTAACAAGTGTATGGATAGCAATGTCATCAGTGTATGCAACAACGATATTAATTTGCTTGTACACTAAAGCATCAAGAGCCGATTGCCAATCGCTAGAGGTAAGTGAGCCTACGGATCCACCAATCAAGCTAAAGCCTACGGTTGAGCCTACTGGTCTATCACCGCTTACGATTTCACCTTCTACTACAAGGCTTCCATCTAGGAAATCTTTGAGGAAAGAGCAATCACAAGTGAGAGATAGAGGACTTGATGTAATGCTAAGATTTGCAACATTATCAAGTTGTTCACCGCTTACAATGGATTCGGGCAAAACTACATCAATATCAGAATTGATCTGATTGATTGTTGTGAGTGTGCTGCTTAAATTAGAGATATCGGAAAGCTTCACGGAATACAATGCACCGCTGATTTCAATACTACCCGCATAATCACTTGCACCATCCAAAACAATGCTTGTGATTTGTGAGTATTCTTGACTTGTTGTGATTGTTGTACCTATTGCACCTGAAGGCAAGGTGGTAGTAGTAGTGATTGTACTACCTGATTCGGATAAGCCGTGAATAGTAATCGCAACGGCTGAAGGTGTGCTACTTGTTCTTTGGGTAAAGGTAAGTGTACCACTCACAATCAATCCACCGAAATCAATAGAAGTACCGGGAATGATGATTGATGAGGCAATGTTCTTGATAAAATTGACGGCAAGTTTATCAGTAGCTTGATTGATCAGTAATTTTGCATCGCTGAGTAAAGTACCAGTGTATTGTAAACTTGCAATCTTGCCTTTACCAATACCTAGATTTTTCTCTACGAGATTACCGCTTTCATATACATAAAGATCGTACAAGTCAGCATCATCACCGTTTTCATCCAAAGCAACAAAAACACGATTACCACATGGACCGTAATGTTTGGCTTTGATCTTGAGACCGTTGATTGTCTTACTTGCTTGTGTTGTATTGCGAGCATTCACGATTGTGATACTTGTGGGATTGCCACCTAAATCGGCTCTAGGTGAGAAACCGATCTGACCGAGTACATCTAAACCGTATTCCCCCCCAGTAGCTTCTAAGAAGGCTTCTAGGTTGTCATAGGTGTTGACGCTATCTTTTTGGAAGAGGGGGAAATCACCGACAAGAGCTACTGCACCGCTTGCAATGCTTGGATTTGTAGTAGGTGCTTGTTTGATTTCACCGTAGACGCCGGGACGATATTTTCTTCCACCTTGAAAGATGATAGATGAAGGCATGAGAGTCTCCTTGATTAAATTTTCTTGTAGGTTGTGATATCCCCACCATTAAGATCGAGTTGCACAAAGATAGGCAATTCAATCATTGATGTTGTGGATATTGTTGGCAAGTACATGTGATGAATTGCGGTAAATTTGAGCCTTCGCTTGAAATTTGCAAGTGAGTTAGACTCAGCACTCAAGGTTGTCTCTTGATCCATATCAGTACTTGATACAAACCTAAGATTATCATATCCAACCTTGATTAAGGCTGATTTGTATTGCATGAAACTAGCATGTGTAATTGCATGTAGGATACGGACTAAATCTTGATCTTGTGCATAGATATTGATATCCACCGATTGTAAGGTTAAGAGATGATGATGAGTTTCATCGCTCATATCACCCAAACCTTGAGTTTCAAAAGCTTGTTCCGTCAATTTGATACTGATCATAGGCAAGCTCTGAACTTTACCCTCATTCGCTAGATCGATTGAGATAGGACGCTTGGCTTGGGTATCCATAAAGAGCTGATAGAATTTAGATTGTAAGCTTGTCGCAATCGTAGGGAATAGCTGATTAAACCTTGTTTGATTAGAATACAAGGCTAAACCATTTCTCAGTATGTGACTAAAGTGAAGATCAAACATTGAAGAAATCCAGTGATGCGGTGGCTTGAGTAAGTAGCGGTGTATGTAGCTCAGTAGGTTGCTTGTAAATTACCTTAGTATCCCTAATGCTATGAGGATAACTACCAATCTTATAAATAGGATGCATGTAATAAGAGATAGAGAATAATGTGTTAGGTTGGGGGGCAAGGCTAGGAGATAGACTAAAATCAATCTTACCGTCATTTGTGATAGTGAAATGCTCATCTTGAACGAGTACCGCACCCACAATTCCCAAACCTTGAGCATTTGCTTTTTGAAGGTAAAGTACACCAATTTCAACCTCCCCCGATGCTAAATTCATTGATCTTTTAATGATGGGGTAACGAGTACTAGCGACTAATCCACTACTTGGCATTGTCACGCTCTCAGTGTATCTCATGACTGAATGCTGAAGAATAAGCTTATCCCCAAAAGCAAGTAAATGCTCTGGATGTGTTGTGATATTAACTTTCTCATCACGATATACACCATATTCACTCACGGAATACACGCCCCCCATGCTTGTGATAATAGCCATGATGATTTGAGGGGAATGTAGGATAATCCCTTGACCCTTACATACGGGGCAAGCATTATTAAAGCCAGTGGTGCTACCTACGGTGCTTGAGATAGTGGATAAATCTAAACCTAAATCACTACCTTGTTGCCTACACGGACATTCAGCCGTTTGATACCACAAGACTTCTTGCCCTTTTTGATCAACCAATTGCTTAAATTGCTTGTCCATGAAATCAACACGATTTTTCCGTTGATCCATTTGATTAAGAGGTAATTGCATGCTCAAGCCTTTCTAAATGATTGCGATATTCATAGCACGATATTTAGCTTTGAGTTGAGGGATAACTTGAGCAAGCTCAGCTTGGTATTGCTTGATCAAAGCATTGTAAGCCCCCGCATCACCTGATTTAGTTGTACTAATACTTTGAGACAAGCCGTCAACACCTAAACTAAAATTAGATATACCCGCACCAAAAACGAGATTACCACTTACACCGAGAGGAAGAATGCTAGCCATCAAGCTAATTGCCTTAATCAAAGCTGGCTCAACGGTTGTAAGTTTCCATGTGATTTGTGTATCTTGAGTAGGTGCTTGTGATACCCCAATTGTGAAGACCTTTGTCCCCGCTATTTTCATCTTGGGATTTAATGACCCATTGCTTGCACCCGTAAACTCGCACTCAACAATAGGCTTGGTTGATAGTGTAGCACCTGGTATTGTCACCTCCACGCTTGTTTCCCCCGCCTTAATTATGGCAATACCTTCTTCAAATCTAAATCCCGCAATGTAATCAACACCCCAATAGCCCGGAACATTTACATAAGGATTGAAAATATCCCCAAAGACAAGAGGCATACCACTTCTAAAGAAATATGAGCCTATGCTTTCGCTAGTAGGTACTAAATTGACAATCCCCGCCTCTGGCTCAATCACATTAAACCACGAGATAGGCATGACCATAAACGGATTATTACCTATTTGTAGTTTAACCTCAGTGACATTCACTACTGGACGGTGATTAAGATGCCATGGCCAAAAGCTTTCTCTATCTTTGATATTAGCATCATGTCTTTCCCCTACTACTCGTAGAGGATCAATCACAATCCCTAATTCCATCTCAAGAGATGAGACGGCTTGCTTGATTGCATCAGTGAGTAAAAAATCACTAAACGGACTACCTTGATCCGTTGTTAAGTCAATTCCACCTAAATATGTTTGTCTTAGTCTTTGGGGGGTAACAAAATCAAATATGCTCATAGATACTCCACTAAGGTGGGCTATGATCCACCCTTCTTTTTAGATTTCTTAGGCTTGGCAACCTCAAGCTCTTCATCCCCTACTATACTTAAAAATAATTTCTCTTGCTTATCTTCAATTTGTGGTTGCTCTTCTTTTGAGCCTTCCTCTCTCTTATCCTCGTACCATGTGAAGAGAGATGGATTTAATTTGATGTAGGCTTCTTCCACTTCCCATAGTAAATTTTCTATTATAGATCCACATGTGAGATGCCTTATCTAGTTATTTATCTTAGAAATTGGCGTTTAAATAGTTTGCTGCAACACCTGATGCATTGTTTGTACCAGCATTACGGACAACCCAAAACTTGTTAGGTGTCTTAACCATGAGTGAGCCGAACAACATGAGCAAGAAAGGCTTGGTTGTAGAAACTTGTGCTAAATCTTTTCTCATGAAATCCATCAATTTAGCGAAAGCCATTTGACCAGGATCATGATTTGCAAAAATGATATGTGAGCAACCATACATAAAGTGATTGAAATCAGCGAAGCTATTACCTTCAAGTTGGCTTGCGGATACTTCCATGATGAATTTCAATGTATCGGTATTGATAGCTGCGGATGAGCTAGCCTTAGCGGTACGATATAAGCGATAAGAGATTGCTGGATTACCAGTACGAGTAATCTTCATGCTTACTTTATCACCTGATGCAATTTGAACGGCATCAGAAACGATAGGCAAAGTCATACCGAGTTTGTTTACGGCTACTACTGCATATTTGTAATAACCAGCATCACCAGCCTTGAACTTGCTCTTGTTGGTGGTGTCATTTGCTGCGGTTGGTTGTGTACCAAAAGAGGCGGAAATACCATGACCAGCAAGTTCAATTGAATTAGGCTTTTCTGATCTTTCAAGGAAAGGTGCACTAACAATTTCTACTGGACCATATGGAGCCATAACGGTGATAGATTTAACACCGGCAACAATGGAATTACCGCTTACGCTGATGTCATAACGACCTTGTTCATTGAATTGTTTTTGTAATTCAGCATAAACATTAGGAGTTACATAAATAGTATCTGGTTCACCGAAATTTGGGCTTGAATAGACGGCACCGAGAATTTCTTGGAGCAAGAGAATTGTAGGTGCACTACCTTCCAAATCCCATGTGTTTGAGCGATATGGACGGCCTTGACCATCAACAATAGCACCGCTTGTACGTTCAATTTGCTTGATCAAGCCATCAAAACCATCGGGATTAACATCTTCATCACCAAACCAAAGAGCCTTTTCCATCTTCTTGAGAAGAGTTAAAGTACCTCTTTCGGTTTCTTCAGCGAGAGCGGTTGAATTGCCACCGAGAAGAGAAAGCATAGAAGCCATATCAGAAACTTGGCGTCTTTCAGCCATGAACTTGATCTTGACAAATTTTCTTTCATAAACTGATTGATTTGTAGAAAGAGTATCGCTACCGCCTTGACCTTCAGAGATGAATGGAGAAGAATCTAAACCATTTTCAATGACTGAGGTATATTCATGAACAAAGTTATTAGCGGTTGTTTTTGCTAATTTTTGCCATAAGGTGAGGTGCTTGGTTTGGAAGGTTGCGATTGCTAAGTTTGGTTCAATGCTTTGAAGAGCAAGAGGACTTAAAGAGCCATCACCCATTTGAGCGGGAGTTTGATAGCCAACGAAACCGGGGGTAGCTTTACGAATAGCGTCATTTAAACGAACTAAATCGCTTACATTGACCATATCGTTATTTTGTGGTAAACCGAACATATGTATCGCTCCTAGAGATTATATTGTTTGCGGATGTCAGATGGATTTGCACCGATTGTAAGCAAGGATACGGCACGGCTTAAATCATGTTGTCTTGCCTTATCATTGCTCTTTTGTAATTCGTTCATAGCTTTTTGGATCAAAGCGGGGGAGTCAATGAAATCATCTTGACCATTTGCTTGACCATTTAAAGGATGAGCTTCTGGTGCTACATGAGTAACGGACTTTTGAATAGGTGCACTTGCTTTTGTTTGTGACAATGCATCTACTTTTTGAGTCAATGTTTCAATTGTTTTAGCTAAAGCTTCAATAGTAGTAGCTTGAGCATTTAAGGCTTGATCAGCGGACTTGGCAATTTGTGTTGCTTTGGTCATAGTATCCCCCTGAGATGGAATGCTCTTTTTGAGAGCGATAAAAAAATTATCTACCGCATCTTTTGTCATTTGTTTTTTCATCTTTTAACCCTTTACAAAATGCTTGCGAATTACATCAGCACATTTGCGAGTGATTGGTTTTAATTCATCTTCTGACATTGTAGGAAAATGCTTTTGAATGCGAGAAAGTAAATCACGGCTAGATACAATACTAAGGTCTTGCATTGACTTTTTAGCATAACTAGCCTTGTGTGCACTTTGTGGCTCTAATCCTAGTTTGTCATTTAAAAACTCAACAAGATTAGTAAGGTAATTGAGTTTAGCTGCTAGATCGGGAAGTGAATTAGCGTCAAAATCTAAAGAGTCTTGTTCATCATATTCATCTTCACCCAAAGAAGAGTCCTCATCGTCTTCACCGAGTGAGGAGTCTTCACCTACGGAAGAGTCTTCAGCTTTATTCATGTCATCATCTTCATTGTCTTCGGACTTAGAGATTTGAGCCTTTTCAGCTTGTTCTTCTTCTACTTTTTTAGCTTCTTGATCGTTTTCTTTAGATCCTTGATCGTCTGCTTTTGGCTCGGTGTTGTCATTCTTTTGAGCTTCTTCTACTTGAGTTTTTTGAGCATCTTCAACGGTTGCATAAGCCTTTTTTTCATCCTCAGTTTGAGTCATGTTGGCTTGTGCTTCGTTCTTTTTTGCTTCATCTTCTTCAAGATTTTTGATAAGACTAGCTTTTGTTGTCTTTCTCATATGATCTTCCATTTCGGCAATCGCTTTAACCATGAGTTTAGCATCTGGATTGCAAGGATGTGCGGTTACTGATACATTTAGTATTTTGGCTTTTGTGATAATATTCTGATTCTCTTTATCTCGCTCAATAACTTGACCTTCAATAGAGAAACCAATAGAACGAGGTGCTTGAACATCCTTTAGGATTTTTGCCATGTCATAAGCGTCTTTAGCCTTTGGTCTATCCAAAAAAAGATAGCCTTCTACCGAAGTATCTGACTCACCTCTTACAAGCTTAGTGGGATATCCCAAAATGTTCTCTGGCCCACTTTGATGCTCCCAATTGAAGTAGCCCTTATCCATAAAGTAGGACCAGTCAAGGCCATCTTGCTTGATAACATCCCCCGCTTGATCCTCAATCTCTGAGGAAACAATACCTTTGACAAATCCGAGTTTTTCATCGTTTTTTACATTGTCATCCTTGGATAAGTCAATGCTTGTCCATGCTGAGAAAAAGCTTTTATTCATATGCACCTCTTAGATAGATTGTAACACTAGGTCTAGGAATGGACTTGACTTTTCAGCCAAAGCCCTCTCATGTTGACGGATGATTTTCTTGCACCATGTAAAGCCCGCATCACCGCCCCAAAGTAACCATGAGATATAGGCCTTGCTCTTTCTATCATTGTGATAACCTCGTTCTTTATAAACCTTGTGGCGTGAAAAGAACGAGTACATTCGCTTGATCGTGTCATAGGTGACATTACCATGAATAAGAGAGTTGGCACGAGCAACACCACTACCAATTTTAAGCTTGCCCGCTTGTTGTGTAGTAAGTCCACCTTTCCCACCCGTCTCAGCTCTAAGCTTTAAACCACGCTTAGCATTTTCTTTGACGGTCTTGGGGACGGGGTAAGATAATTTCGCCTCAGCCATTTTTTAACCTCGTGAAAGTTTTTGTTAGTTTAAAGTGTTTTATATTCTTTTGTTTTGGATAGATATACGATTACTATTCTATATCCGATACGATCTGAGGCTCTTGCTTATTTTGTTCTTGTGTAGGTGCTATTGGATCATTAAAAAGAGGATTGCCTATTTTGTCTCCCATAGGATGAGGTGGCAAATCATACTTGGCTCTAATCTCATTGAGAGTCATGAAAGCCAGCTTTTTAAGATCCATTTCAAGTTGTTTATCTTTAGGTATGCTATCAAGCCCTACAAATGTAAGTTCGTACCTTGAGTCAACCTGATCAATGATATACCTATTGATCCAGCTCTCTATTGCTCTAAGTAAAGGCCTAAGACCTTTCTCTTTAGATAGGATTGCACGATCTTGTACCCCCATAGAGAAAATAGCTGAGTTTTGACCCTCTACCCCAAAGTTAAAACCGATTTCGGCTGGATCGATCTGAAACATAGCACAAGTGATTTTGAGCAAATAATTCATCCATTCTTGGTATTCCATCTCCCTATTTGTGTTGCTCAAGTTAATGCTTTGTACTTCCTCATTATTGCTTGGATCAAGCTGAATAAGAGGTGTACGCTTTGAATTACTTGCCCCCGTGAGCATTGAATAAAATTCTTTTCTAAAGCTCTTAAACAAGTTTGGATTCATCTTTGATTTGATTGCGATAATCCCACTAGCACTAATCCCATTTGTAAAGTTGTTGCTATTGAATATTTCAGCATTACAAATATGAGTAATGACCTTTACAAGTTCTTCTAGTTCGGGAAAGCCGTACCCTCTAAATCTAATCTCTGATCTTGGTCTACGAATACCCCAACACAAATCTAAAGCCTTGTACTGAGCAACGATTTGATTATTTAGCACCTGAACAAATTGCACGCCATCGGGGGAGCGACGGCCTTGTTTTTTCTCTTCATCGGTAAGGGCTGATCTTCTAATTGTTGAGCTATCCACATTGAGAAAACCACATACATATCCATCTTGATTACGAACAATTTCAAAGCATGCTTGATCAAAGATCAAAGAGTCCCTCACAAGCATACGAAGAAAGCCTTCAAAGTCGGTTTCAAAAGTTATTCGATTGTCACCACATGATTTAATAAATTCGGTGATTTTTAAAATGTTTTGCTTGTCCTCATCACTGGCTAAAGCCTTACGATCCTTGAGCCTGATTTGAAAACCTAAGCCGTCATCCTCATTTACGGCTTTAGCAAATTCGGCTACCTGATTTATTCTAGTATTGATAACCGAGGATATAACGGGGACTCTTGCCATCGCATTTAAAATATCAAAAGTTAAGCCCCATGTTCCTCGGAGTCCCTTGATAAAAGACTCAGTATCATCTTCTTTTTCTAAGTTTTCGGTCATTGCTTGTTTAAGCAAATTGATTGCTGCTTTTGCAAAAACCTCTAAATCGTCTTTCATCTCGCTCATAGTATATCTCCTTGGTCATTGACCTTAATCACTTCTATATTGTTATCTCTCAGATAGTTTACACCATCCACCGCCGAGTAAGAGCCTTGAATTGTGAATACTTTCTCTATACCTGAATGATGGATCAATTTAGCACACATAAGACAAGGCTCACCGCTTACGATCATAATTGAGCCTCGTATATCAGCATGTGTACGAAGAGCATTCATAAGGCAATTAGCCTCAGCATGATGACAACCAACCTCAAGCCTTGTCCCACTTTCTACACAATCACGAAGACAACCGCTTGAGCCACATAGATCATGTTTATGTCCTCTTGGTGTCCCATTGTACCCCTCAGCTAGGATTGAGTTTGAAATAGGATTTACAATAACCGCACCGAATTGCCGTCTTGAACAAGGTGATAAACTTGCGAGTTGTATACACTGAGCAATTCTGAATTTTAAAAACTTAGCCTTCATTCTAGCAACCGTCATCAATCCCCATGAGAACGGCGTAGTCATATATTTCATTCGCTAGGCTTTGGATACTATTACCATACGGTCCACATTTATCTAGTACTTTGCCAGTAGCATAAAAGCCGATTGCCTTGCACTCATCCCCACCATGATCATCAAGCATTTTCTTTAGCATGAGGACACCGTTCTCAGCATCGCTACATTTTGCACAAGGCTTGTACTTAGGCATGATTTGCATTGCACCTCTTGCACCTTTACTTGAGAGAGCATCTTTGATAAATCTACTCTCATGGAAGGCAATAGATAAGACGAGATACTTATTCACATCATGCTTGATTGCATGATCATGTAGTTGTTCGCACTGAACAACACGATCCATAAGGGTACGACCTATAATTTTTTTATATCCCGGTGAGATAGGTGCTTCAGAAGGTGCAATGATTTGCATCATGATCCACCAACAAAGGATGAATGAGTCAGTCATGTCTTAGAACTTTCATTGTGAGGGGGTAAACCTCATTAATTAGCTTTTGGATACTTGCCCCATGTGTCTTAATGTAGGACCATTCAGATCGATCTTCTTTAAGAGCAAGGAAAAAGCTTGACCATGTATGAATATCACCTGAGAGATGACAATCAACATAAATCGATTGAGGTAGGCATAAGCTTGCTACTTGAGGATCCACGCCCCTATTGATTAGGGATAAGTAAGTAACTCGTGCCTTGTGGATACTCTCATTTAATATAAGCTCAGCTTCAGTATCTACAACACTTTGCCCCTTACGGATTTCTCTTTGAGCAATAATTTTTTGAGGATAAAAATGTTCATCCTCTGAGATATGTACGATCTTTATACCTAGATCGAACTGAAATAGATCAAGGACATGTTGGAGAGGCATGTGGTAAGCAATCGTGATAGGATAAGGCTCACAAATCCCCTTGATAATAGATGACCATCGCCAGATCAAACTCTTGTCCGTAGGCTCTAAAATTGCGTCATACTTACTCATTGCATAAGTGATTTTAGTTGCCAAAATCTCATCATTTGCACTATGAGAGATGAGCGAGTAGCTTTCCATATTTAAGTCCTATGTCCTAGTAAAGCGTCAATCTTTGTTTCAAGTCTAGCAACGGCTATTTTTGTCTCTTGTAATGCTTCTACTAATTCATGCAATGTTTGTTGTTTAGCTTCTAAACTTGCTACCTTTTCCTCAAGCTTACCTAGAGATTTAGCTTGCTCTTGTTTCTCTTTGAGAGAGGTATAAAATAAACCTACAAGGCCTAGTAAAGTTGCATAAGTTAATGTTACCTGTTCCATAATATTGCTCCAGATAGAATTGAGCCAGTTAGTACACCATATATAAAAGGTTGTGTTGTACTAGGCTGAGGTTTGATTAAACATTGAGTTAATTGATTTTGAGTCTTTACTAACTCTGCTCGCAAGATTGAAAGTTGCTCTTGCAATGCACTTATCTGAGCTTTAGCATCAGCTTCATTCACTTTAGTATTTATAAAATGTTGTGGGGAGTATAAAATTCCCTGCGCTAGTACGGTGCAACCTACTGGTAACCGTTGCTCTTGTTCATAGATAATGGGGCAATTGACATGATGCTCTGATCCATCCGTATTCATCCAAAGACCTAGTTGGAGGATCAAACTTATCATTTCCATTCACCGTCTAGCTTAGAGATAGCCTCATCCCTTGCATCAAGTCTTGCCTTTTCCATCTTGTGCTTCATGAGAGTTTCCATGCTTGCAAGTTTGTCATGAATTTCAATCGCTCTATGGATATGATCCTCAACCGCTTTAGCTTGTGCTTTACTATCTTCTTTAGTGGTATAAAGTAGATAGCCTATCAAACCTGAAAGACCAGTACTAAACCATGCCATCACATTAGGGAAGTAAAAGCATAGGATGAGAAGAGCAATAATTATGCTTGTATATTTAATCGTAGTGATACTCATTTGTATGTCCTTTTAGATATATGGATCATAACATAAAGGATCATCTCACTAATGACTTAGT